GCGTTCATGTACTCGTTTGGCCGAACCTGCAGGAGCTTGTCGAGGTCGCCATATGTCGGCGGCAATATTTTCCCGCCGACCCGCCGGACGTGCTTGGCTTTCAGTTTGGCGGCGTTCCGGGCGATGGCGTCGATGCACGTCCGGACGATATCGCTGTCGTACAATTCGCCGTCGAAGTTGCTGAAAAACGGGATAAAGTCGTTCAGCATTTTCATCTGGACAACGTTGGCGGGTTCCTTGGCGCCGCCGAATATTTTTGAAAACATGCTTCGGATTTCCAATTTGTCACCTCCCCAGCAGGTCAATGTCGAGCCCAAATAATGCGGCCTCACGGATGTTGTCGGCCATTATCTCATCGGTGGCCGCCACCCGGGCGACATAATCTTTTATCTGTTGTTCGGAAAAATCTGTTTGCCGCGCGAGGCGGGCGATTTCGGCGGAGGTCATAATATCACCTCAAAAAGATAAGCACCCTTGCCGGGCGCTTTCGTAGTCTGCCATTCGTTTACGGATTATCTCGCAGTATTTAGGTTCTCGCTCAATAAGGATGCTGTTTCGACCGCATTGTTCGGCGGCTATTGCCGTTGTGCCACTACCGGCAAAACAATCAAGAACAATGCCATCGGGCGGGCAAACCGCTTCAATCAAATAGCGCAACATTTCCGGCGGTTTTTCAACAGGGTGCAACCTATCCCTCGAGAGTGTTGCCTTAAATCGCAAAACATCCGCCCTTAATTTACCGTCGTTAGGTTCCCATGCCCCACTATTCCGGGCTGCAATAACTAATTCATGTTGATGACGAAATACCCGCCCAAGTCCCGGACGGTCTTTGTCCCACACCAAACTAACCAACTTTTCCCACCGGCTATACATCGGGATATAAAAAGCCGGATAACTATCAGCATTACAAAAAGTCAGGAAATGCGCAGAATCTTTTAGCTTGGGCCGGATGGTATCGCACATAAGCCCCCACCAATGCTCAAGGATGCTCATGTCTCCCCATTTCCTCTCCCAACCTACTCGAGACTGATAATGAGTTGCCGGACAGAAAAACGGCGGGTCAGTCAGTACAATGTCTATGGACTTATCCGGCAACGTCGGCATTATCTCTAGGCAGTCGCCTTCATAGAGTGTCCACATAAATACACCTCAAATCAAATTCGCATATTCTTCCAGGTGCCTCTCCAGCACCACATAAGCGTCCAGCATGGCCGCGAATCCGTCTATCCTGCGCCGGGTATTCGACGTTTTGCACGGCAGCAAATTTGCGTTCCGGTCCTCGGTGACTGCCACGTTCGACAGACACCACTTGGTTATCGGATTGTTGCCGTAGTTGATCCGCTTGGCTTCCAGATCGGCGCCGAGGGACCGCAGCGGCCCGGCCAATGTCTTCGCCCCCTGCTGGACCTTCTCGGGGCACTCGGCGCCAAATTCTTCGCGCAAATCCTGCACGAAATACCCGGCGGAATAATCGTCATACCCGATCCACGGCAGGTAAATATCGTACTCCTCGCGCAGTTCCTTAAACCACTCAACGACATGCTTGTAATTTACTTTGTTGCCCGGCGTAGTCCGCAGTAGTCCCATGTCTCGCCAAATCGAATACGGTATTTTGTCGTCCTGCTCACGGGTTTCGAGCAGGTCCTCCGGCAGCCAGTACATCGACGCCGCGTATATGGTCGGGTCGTCCTTGACCATGAACAACACGCAGGCCGCCGTCAGGTCGGTGGTCTGCGACAAGTCCACGCCGCCTATCCCATAACGCGGCTTTAATTCGCGAATATCGAACGTCGCCGGGTTATTAAGCTGTTCAAATGTCAGCCACGCTTCGGACGTGGTTTCGCGGACGTTGAAGTCTTTGCACAATAAATTTTTGACGAGCACCGGGTTTTTCTGGGCCTTGGCCACTTTTGCGGCGAGCTGGTCGAGCCGTTTTATGCTGCCAAGCCCGGGATTAGCTTTCGCCCAGCACTTCGGATCCTGCCACTCCTTTCGGGAGTCGAGTTCGTAGATTATCGGCAGCAGCCGTTCGTTCTTGTACCCGTTTTCGTCGTCGTAGCCGTTTATGGTCTGCTCGGCTTCGTCGTACTTTATGTCAAAAACCGATTCGCGAACAGTCCCGGCCGTGGTGGTGATAAAAATTAACGGCTGTTCCCTCGCGGTCACGCCGTCAACGATAACGTCGTATAAGTTTTTGTCTTTCCATGCGTGGATCTCGTCAAGCAGGGCCGCGTGTACGTTCAACCCGTCGAGGGTGTCGCTATCGGACCCGAGCGGCCGGAAAAACGAGTCGTTATAATCAGCGACGAGTTCAGCGACAAGCGGCTTAATTTTTCGCAACAAGTCGGGCGACTTCTTGACCATCCGCTTGGCTTCGAGCCAGATTATCTTGGCCTGATCGCGCTTGGTAGCGCAGGCATAAACTTCGGCGCCGGGTTCCCTGTCGGCGATCATCATGTATAGCCCGATAGCCGCCGCCAGCGTCGATTTGCCGTTTTTACGGGCGACCATCAAAATAACTTCCTGGAATTTGCGGGTTTCCTCGATTTTATGGACGATGCCGAACGTGGCCGCGACCATGGCCCGCTGCCACAATTCGAGGATAAACGGCTGGCCGCCGCATTTGCCCTTGGAATGCCGGCAGAAGGTTTCGATAAACTTAATCGCCCTGTCGGCCTTTTTCTCGTTGTACTCCCATTCGCTTTCGGTGTCGGCGATCAGCTTATTTAAATTTCGGTATACCCTGCGAACCTTGTCCGAAACGACAACCTGCCCCGCGTCGATAGCTTGCCAGTATTCGATTATCGGGTTCATTCTGAGTCAAGAAACTTGTCCAGCGTGTCGCGGGTTGCCGCGGGGCCTTTGCCGGCAGGGAGTCGGTCGGTTAACTGCTTGATAGTGCTCTGATAATTCTTGTTCATGGAATTATACAACCTGGCGACCGGCCGCTCGCGCTCATACGGCGCGGTTTTCTCGGACTGGGTAAACGATTCGACGTATCCGTTCTCGTCCAGGTCTTTCTCCATATCCTCCAGCGCGATCCGCATGTAGGCGGCCCGCTTAATCAGGCCGTCGATTATTGCCTTTTCTTTTTTAGGTATATCGTCGAATATCTTTAATAATCTGTCGTGTTCTTTCTTAATCCTTGCTTCTCTCTGCTCGTTCACGCAAAACAACCTTTCTTTGTTAAGGTAGGGGGTTACGCGCTCGACCCGTGTATTTTTCGGAGGTTCCCTCGCCGGTCCCTGGAGACTCCCATAAAAAACCAAGTATGGGGGGGGTGTTTGATTTATTTTATTTATTATATTTTGTTTTTAATTTATTTTTTTAATTAAATTGCCGTTATCGTCGAATGTTACGTCATGTCTGGTCACCAATGGATCACCACCGTGCTCCTGCGTATGACACTCGATGCAGTATAGTTCGAGGTTATCATGGTTCAACGTGATGTCTGGATCGTTGATGTTCTCGGGCGTCAATTTGATTTTATGATGGACAATCACGCCCGGCCTGTGGCATTTATCGTGGTTCTTGCATAGTCCGAACCTCGACGAGATGAACGATTGCCGGCAGGATTGCCAGGCTTGCGATTTGTAGAAGGAACGGGCGAAGTCTTTGGCCATCTATCTGAGCACGCCCCCATTAGTGGACTTGTACCCCCTCTGTGTCCTCCTGCAGTTCGGGTTAACCGGCGCATGCACCAGACTAGAGCGCGGAACAGGCCGATAACACTCCACCATGCCGCAACCGTCGATGTAAATATTACGAGCCGTGCAGACTTCGGTGCCGTGATGCTGGCAGTCGGTTAGTTTGCAGTAAACGGTCGGCACGTCCGCCACCTCCCGGGCAAAAAATAACCACCGGCCCCTCATCCGGTGGTTTGCAAGAACTCGAGCGCTCACCAAAAACGCTATCGGCAAAAGCTCTTGATACCATATTACCATGCAAAAATACCCCATTTTGTTGCATTTTGTTGCATGCTATAAAAAACCCAATTTTACTGCCAGCGCATATATGATTTGCTTCTTCCATCGATGGATAGTTGACCGATCAACCCCGAGTTTATAGGCTATGCCCTCCTGTGTATACCGCCGCTCGAAATAATACTCGGCCATTAATGTCTGCTTTTTCGTCTCGCAACGCTGATAAATAAAATTGATTGCGTCAACGATTCGCTGATGCCTCTTTATCTTTTTATCCATCAGCAGGGCGATAGCTTTGTGGCCAGTCGAGTCGCCTGGCGAGTAGTTTCGTCCCTCCTGTTGAACTGGAGATGATTGGAGTATCTTGTTCCGCAGTTCCTCAAGTTCTCGTTTCGTGGCCTTATATGCTCGTAATTCGCCCTCTAAAAAATCAATCGTGTTTTTATTGAGGCGGCACTTGTCCATCGCCACCTCGACGTATTTTGCATACTCAATATCAATCGCATCACATAACGCCGCTGCCCATGCGCTGTGTATAAACTTTTTCGCATCGCAGAAGTTTTTATCAATCTTCCGTTCAGCGCACTCACTGGAATAAATGCACCAAGGAGGGCACTCATCCGTATCTTTGTAATCTTCATGGGCTTGCTTCAAAATAGCCGCTATGAGCCTTCTGGCTCCGGTATCGTCTATAGCCATAGCCAATCACTCCCCCAATCGAGATAGGTATCCCCGCCTCAGAGTTTTACGCCTCGCCCATTACCGAAGTCATGCTCGGGGTCGCGGTACATATCCTCCAGTTCCTCCCGCGTGGGCTTGTGCGGCCTGTCCCGCCGGTACTCCTGTAGCTCCCGCTCGCACCTGGCGATGGCCTCGTCCAGGTCACGCACGGGCTTGTGGTTAGCCATAGCCTGATCCTCCTGTCTCACCGGTCCGCCGCACAGGGCGCAGGGCGTCAGTCTGCCGTGCGCCGCGCTGTACGTCACGTCTCCGCATTTTTCGCAGATGTAGTATGGCATTGTCTCACCTCCACGATCACAATCTCCGTCCGCTCGGGTTCACCCCGTGCGAATCCCCAGTCCAGGTCAATTCTGTCCTTGTTGTCGTCCATCAACACCCCGGCCTTGACCAGCCCGTCCATCAGCATCTTCGGCGCATAGTTGTCCTTGTCGCGCCGGCGCTGTGTGGCGAAATAGTACGTTATCCGCACCCTAGCCCGCTCAAGCCGCAGTTTCGTCGCCCCGGCCTGATACGCGGACACCCAGACCTCGCGCTCCCACAGGGTTTTCAGCCGCTGGCGCTTGAACGGGTTGCCCGGCCAGCGGTTTATGCTCGGCGGGATACCGGGGACGATAATAACTGTCTTATCCAAACCCATCACCCCCTGCTCTGCACCGTCGAAGGTTATCGCCTGGCCGTGACGCCGCCGGCAGCGTGGGCAGAGTTCGTCGAGCGAGCGGCGCATGTACCGGCCGCAGCGGCGGCAGCGGTCAGGCATGGCGCATAAGGTCGTTTTTTGCGCGGCGCGTCCTCACCGTAATGTAGTTGCCGCACGGGCATTGGTATGTCCAGGAGAAAAACTCTCTGCCGTCAGCGTGCATGACCATTTGTGCTTTTGGCTCCACGGTTTTGCACGCCGCGCAAGCCATTTTCCCATCAATCAGTTCCACGCCGAAATATGTGCTATCTCCGCGCTCAACCTTCGGGTCGTTTTCATCGGGCCTCATCTTTTTAAGGTCGTCCAACAGTTCATCTTTGCGGCTATCGTTCATCTTCTTCCCTCCTATCCCGCCACGTAGACGGGTTTACCTGTCGCCGCCTGCACTTCGCGCTTGAAGCGGGCGGCATCCGAATTGCCGTCGCTCAGGGTCGTTGGCAAGCGCAATCTCGCATAGGTCAGGCATCGGGCACTTATCACAGCACCAGTTTTCGTCTACCAGTATCCCGATTTTCTCAAACGGGCATTGAATAGTGTCGGAACCTTCTGGCGCAGACCACGCCTTCTCCATCGCCCCCCTGTACGCATCAGCGCGGGCGGTGGCGGTGTCACGGTCGCGCTCGGCAGCTGTGCGATCGCGATTTTCTTTGCTGTGGCAATGTTCCAATATTTGCAATCGCTCTTTCAGCCGCCCGATCTCCTCCGCCTGCACCCGCTCCCGCTCCTGGTACTGCTCTAGCTCGGCCAGCAGGAGTTCAAGTGCCCGCTCAACCGTCATATCAGCCATTGTCTTCACCTCGCAAAGCGCAGTATTCGCGGAACCAACAGACTTTGCACCCGTCCCAATCATTCTGCGGTTTTCCTCCGCACTCGTACAACCGGGCTATTTTTCGATTCATCCTTGCCAGACTAATACGGCTCCGCTCTCTGTCGCGTTTTCCTATAACCGCCTCCTCCACTAAACGCTCCCGAAGTTTCTGTAAACGTTCTATCTTCGCTTTGTTGCTGTTGCTCATCAACCATTGCCGCATGCGCTTTCGCCTCCATTTCGTCCATCAGGAACGTCA